AAAGGACACATAATCATCTGTGCATTCTTCCATCTCATCACAGTCATAATCAGATACCGGACGTTTGGAACGCTTCTTAAGAAACCGTTTCAGCTTATGCTCTGCAAGAGCATGGGCAGCAGTTCCCTCCGCTGCGTAGATACTTTCCTCGTCCGCAAACTGCTTCTCCAACAATGCAGATGGGGTACAGTTCATCCATCGTTTGGAGGCAGATGCGGATAATATCGCATGCTGTCCCATTAAAGAGCCTTTGCATCACGAAGCAAATCTGCATATTTCTCCGGCTGTACCCCGGATAGCTTATCTGCCCCATACTTTTGAATCAGCGCTTTGACCTGCTGCGTTTTTCCATCCTGCGATTTGGATGCCATGACCGCACGGACCTGTTCAATGGTAACGGCATTCTCTTGTTTCTCCTGACTCTTCTCATTTCCGCTTTCTTCATCCTTCTGCCCTCGTTCTTCTTCCTGATTTTTACTACAATTACATGAATGTGCCTTTCCTGCGAGGGCACGGACTCCTTCCGAAACCGCCAAAAGACCATCTGCAATTTTCAACAATTCCTCGCTCATAAACTGCTCCTTTCCACAAATTCTCCGTTTTGCTTTGTGAAATACCGGATGGGAATTCCTGCATGGTCAGCTTCCGCAATTTCCATACACATGCCTTCACTCATCACTTCTCCAAATACCCATACTTCCCGGCACTCTTTCAACAATGAAAGTCCAAACTGAATCCCTGCCATCCGTTCCTGAACATCACTTTCCTTTAGGAACTGTGGAAAATACAGATGAGGCACTACCGGAAGACAGCCTTTTTCATAAGCAAATCTGGCATATTTTCTGGCAAGCTCCACATTCTTCTCTTCCGCTCCCCGGAACGGACTGCAGATAAACACCCTTTCCAAATCTTTTCACCTCCATCTTTCAGACAGGACTTATTTCTCTGCCCTTTTTGTCAAAGCAAATTCGGAAAGGATGCTGTTCATCGTAGCGAGGTCTTCGCCTGTTAAATTTTCTGAAAGCCGCTTCAACAGTTCCTGCTGATCTGGTTTTAAATACTTACGTCCAAGATAATAGCCATCAGCAACCCTGACGCCTCCACCATATCTGCCACGCACGGTTTCAATCGGGTGAGCAAGTGTCAATTCTTCAATATCATTCCGAATTGTACGAGTTGTAACATTGAATTCCTGTGCCAGATTTTCCATCGTTTCCTGACGGCGCACACACAGAATTTCCAATATCTTCTGCCTACGTTCATTCGCTTTCAACACTTGCCCACCTCCTTTCCTCTGCTTTGTGGCATCATCATAAGAGTTAAATAGGAAGGTTCATTTCCTATTTAAAAAACTTTTTGAGATTTTTTCAGTAGCAGAGAGGAAGCCTGTCCATCATCCTTTAAGCGAAAAACACCCGACAAGGCGCAATTCAGCTATTGCATCTTGTCGGGTGTTCCATTCAATCCATGTTTCTATGTACTGTTTTCCTATTTTACGAGTTCCGTAAGCCACGGAGCCATTGGCCTTGCAACTACTCTCGCATTCAAATATGCCATCTCCAACGTCAGACAGGTATTACCCAAATAGTACCCATCCATAACCGTCAGTGTCATGGCAAGGTCAGGTTTCTGCATATTCGTCAGATAAACCGGAAGAAGATACTGCACTCTCCCCTGATATCCCTGTGGGACCACAAGCCCCGGTTCAATTACCGACTTCCTTCTTCCAAGTTCTACTGCTGTTTCAAACAATAGCGGCAAATTCTTCACCTTCCGAATTTTAGCCGGAATACGCTCCAGGTTCTCTTCATCTCCCAATATGTGATTTACGTTTACTCTTATAGGCCACTCTGGATTAAAGTTAATGCCACTCTGCGCCATATGATAGACGGGCTTTTGTGGTAATGGCTCGATGTATCTTAACTTTGGAGACAATTCATCACAAAAACCTCTAAAATACCAATCTCTTAAAGAATCCGAAAAATTGTTTCTTTCAAAATAACCATAAATCCCCTTGTACTGAGGTGTGTATAATCCAGTATGGAAGCAGACGCATTCGTTTTCCAAATGAAAAATACTGTCTGCCTTTCTTGGATCACTTTCTGAATTAAAGTCAATAACCTGCTTGCGAAAAATTGTATGTATGTAACGTTCTAAAATGGGGGTGTCTGCATTCTTTGTTTCCCGGCTCGGCTTTCGGAACTTCCATGATTCCGGCAATGCCAATCTCTCCAGTTCCGCTAAATGTCCGTACCAATCCGGTACATATGCAAATTCAAATAAATCCGGTGCTATCATCTGTTTCCTCTTTTCCTGTGGTTTTCTGTACTCATATCTGTTTTCTGTCTTTGCTTCCATCTCTTTCATCATGAGCCTCCTTCTTGTTTTCTCTTGAAATATAAAATAGGTGTATCGCAATTCTATCGTTCCGTGAATTGCGATACACCTATCAATGCGTTTTTATCCATGAGCAAATTTCAGTAACTTCAACAAACATCGTATTCTGTGCTGTTTCCTTGCTTCCATGTGATTTCTCCTTTTATGGTGTAGTTCGTTTCATCTTATACCTGTACTCTATTGTAATTCATAATATTTACCCTGTAGTGTAAACTAGCACTGAGGTGAATTGTAATGCATGACTATGTAAAAAATCTTGCGAAGGTAGTTCGGGCTGCCAGAGAAGAAGCCCATCTATCTCAAGCAGCATTAGCTGAACAAATAGGTTGTGATGAACGTACAATACTGAATATTGAAAACGACCGTGGGAATCCCAAGTTCGAAGTATTGTGCCAGATCATCGCTTATTTACACATTCCTGCAGACCGGATTTTCCACCCTGACACTGCTACGGATGGGTTGAAAAAACAAAAACTGTTATTGATGCTACAGGAATGTGATGAGCAAGAGGCAGCCGAGATTCTTCCAGCAATTGAATACCTCTTAGCACTCATACATAAA